AAATAGACTTTACAGTTTCAGCAAGACTGGAGGCTGCCGCCGCCAACGTAGCAATATCTCCCGCCTTCGCAATTTGATGGGGTTTCCATTCGGCTGTCGCCGTTAATAGTGCACTAAATTCAGCCATTTTGTTTTTCCTTTTCGGCCCTCTTAACCCTTGCTTTTAATACGTTTTCCCAACCCTCTCTTTTTACTTGAAGAAGGTCTGTATACATTTCAGCGAGCTTTTTAGTATTTTCTAACAATTTCTTAATATCATCTCTTCTTATTTCTGATTCTTTCCATCTATTTTCTTCAGCCATTAGCTATACTCCTTCGCTCTACCATTAAAAATTTCATATTTGTTTCTAGCCTTTTTTACTAAATCTACTAAACTGGCCAAACTTTGAATATCTTGTATTAATTGTGTCATCAGTTTAAGATCTTTTCCTAGTAAGTAATTACAACTATTATAAAGTGCTCTGCCATAAGGAACCACACCACCAGTAGTATTTGCTGTTGGAATCGTTGACACATAAATTGCCGGTGGTGTTCCTCTTGTAGTTGATTGAGATCCCGCACGTGTAGGTACACCAATACGAGTATCTATTTCTGTAACCCTCTTTCCACAATTAGTACCAAATGTTCCTACTTCAGTATGATAAGCTGCCCATGTAGTATTTGCAAATGTTATTTCTGTTCCTAAATTACTACCACCATTGTTCACTCCTGTTCTTCCTTGAGCAGAAAGAGTATTACGAAATGTTGTTAATGCAGATTGCAATGCTGCCAAATCTGTTGCACGAAGTTCTTCAGCTGAAACATAGGTATCGAATGCATTATCACTTATACCACTTCCACCTGCTTGTGCTGTATCCACATCTATAACCGGATCACGGAAACCAACAACATCCACCAAATCACTTACTGTATTGTTTATAAATTGTACATCAGCATTCATTGTAGAGTTTGCTGTTCCACCTGCCTCGTATATGTGTTTCTGTGCAAAATTATATCGACATGAAAAGGTTGAAGCGTCCGTTGCAAATGTAGCTGTCCAGTTTGTTCCCTCACCCATAGTCACAGATTGGTAATGGTATCTATTAACATAAATTAAATTGTCTCCACCAAGAGTATAAAAGGTTCCTATAGTTGCATCTGCGGTTGGTGGAGATGATGATCCACTTGAAGCGGGGGTTGTTGTAGTATCATCTACTGGTATAGCAGCTGCAGCCCCTACCGCAACCGAAACACCATTTGCAGAAACAGATGCACCCTGTACTCTAGTTACAGCAGATGATAATCCGGTCTTAACAATAGCGGCAATTGGTTCTCCAACATTAGGCATAGGATGTGTAGTGCCAACAGTAACCGTGCCACAAGTATACTGTGAAGTAGATGGTAATTCATAATAGAATTTTTCTGCGCTGTCTGTAACATATCTACATTCTGGTAATGGTACAACCGGGCTGCCGCCCGCTCTTTCAAGGTCAAACCTAACATATCTACCAGAAGGAATATCATCTTCACCTAATCCAGTAGGTTGTGTTCCTACAATTTCACCATTATCTACTTCATATGCCTTAAGAGTTGATCCTATTGCTGGATAAAATGGATTTCGTTCTATGTAAGGATATGAAGATCCTCCGTATTCTTTTCCTTCAGAAACCCAATCACTCCTTGCTCCTTTTGTCAAATCATTCGATGCATTAGCACTTCCATTATTTGGATCAAAGAAACCAAGTAGCCCTATAAATTCAGAAGTATTAGCATTTAATAAATCATCCGGTCCTTCGTTTGCTCCACTATAATCACCCACATCATCACCAACTGGCGCCCAATCTGGATTTGTTACTAATCCCTCTGCCACCACTTCAATTTGACAAAATATATCATTCTCTGCATAACCAAATGGTACACTATTTACAGTAAGAGTAACCGTTCCATCAGCAGTTGCTATTCCTGTATTACTAAGTCTAAGTTTACTATCTGCGGATTGTACTGCCGCGATTGTTACATTATTATCTGGAATACCTGTACCACTAATTACATCACCATATTTAATTTTTGTAAGATCGGAATCTGATATCCCTGTTACCTCTATACTATCTACTGAAGTTGTCCCGATGATCGTGAATGTGTTCACATAATCTTCATGTCTCTTTAAATAAAACTTCTGCCCAAATGCAGGACCTAATGTGGTATAACTGGTATTACTACCTTGTGTCAAATGGTCTTGGAGTTTCATAGTATTTAATTCATTAAACAATCCCTGACTTTGTATCGTTACACTAGCAATATTTGCTTTAGCAAAGTCTGCATTCCATGTTCCCACTTCTCCTGTTATATCTCCTTTCCAAGCAATTGCATTACCAAAAACGGTATCATTATCTGGTGTAGAGTATGGAGTAATATCATCATTAATATCTATTAATTCTCCCGTCACTCTTGATCTAACTAGATAATAATCCCGGACAGCAGTACTAAATGTATTACTACCTTGTGTTTGTGTTCCAGATTCAGTAGTTAAATTGATATCATATGTTTCACTAATATCAGTAGCCTTGATACCCATATAAGAAGTATTTGCTTCTGTAAGAGTAAGAGCTCCATTTACTGTTTCATAGGCAGGAAAATCAAATTTCTTAGAAGAATTTTTTAAGTCTCTAGCACCATAACATATAGCACGTTGTTTTGCTAAATTTTCACATACTTGAGCAAGAGAATAACTTGCATCTGAAATAGATGCTTCCATTAATATATTACCTAATGTAGATACATTGTCATTACCTGTAGTTGTATCATCTTGAAGAAGATTGTTACCTGCACCCTGATCTTCCAATTGAATATAAAGAGAAAAGACAACAGAGGTAAATTTTTCACATAATGCATTTAATCGTGTTTGAGCAAATTCTCTTGATAACGTAACAGAATCAAGAATTCCAATACGTGCAGATAAATGAGTATTAGGACTATTATCCAACTCCTCTCTTATTTCAATTAATTTTTTATCAATTGCTCCTGACATTGTAATCCTACGATAAAGGTCCTGAAAATGGTATCGGTGGTGCGCCTGGGATCATCCCACTTACTACCCATGTTTTTGTCCATGTATCTAATATGTTCGCCATCTCTTTTGCAAAAGCTACGGATGAAGGTTGTGGCCCAGAATATAATTTTACTAACTGGGGCGTATGAGATGGTGTCACAACTGGTGGTCCTATTTGTTGTCCAGACAGATATGTTAGTGCCATAGTTGATAAATGTCCGGCAATTGCAGTACCTATTGCTGGACCCACTAATAATTGAGATGCAAAAACTCCCCCTATTGCTATTCCCGTTGGAGCATCTACTACATTTGATGTAGGAAATCCTCCTGCATTTTGTCCCATTTTTAAATAATTAGCAAATGCTTTTGCAATATCTTTTCCGGGCTTCATAGGATCTGAAGCAAACGCTGCAAATTTCATTATCAACTCTGATTGCAATACTGATTTAACTAATGCCATTATTCAAAACTCCCGCCAAGTTTCAACGATTTCAACAAGGACAGTTTAGCAGTAGCTGGAGGCATTGGTGGCCCTGACGGTCCTGTTCCTGTTGGATGAGTATGTTCTAATACTATATCTATTATCTCGTCTAATATCTCTTTTAATGTAGCAATCAATCCTTTAACTTTTACTTTACCTGAAGAACTCACCGTTACCTCACCCAATAATCCTTGTAGGGAAGCGGCTCCTGAACTTTCTAATTTCATTGTGGCCAATAAACTTGCCATTTGAGCATATCCTGCTAAAGAGTTAAATGATACATTACCTAATAATGCAGATCCTGTAATACCACTTGTTCCTAAATTAGAAGTTAATTCTATATCTCCAAGAGGTTTCAATGCTATAGATGCCCCTAAACCCGCAAGTCCTAAGTTCATTTCAATTCCACCTGAAACTAGATTGTCTGTACATTCCATTCCAATCTTACCTAAAGTGGCAGTAGTCTTTTTAGCATAACCTAATGTCATTGATGGTAACACTCCAAATATAGATTCGTTCATTGAATCAGTAATATTGAGTGTCATTCCTCCACCAGATTGCATACCGATAGAACCTTGAGCATTTAAACTATACGCTCCTGTCTGTAGAACTAATTTTCCACCTACTGTTTTCTTTTCATCACCCGTTGTTGTTTCAGTCGCCGATTTCTTTTCAATAATCACATTATTGGCTGATAAAGTAAGTGTCTCATCCGCCGTTATTGTCTGATTAGCGCCTTCTAAATTAATTGCTCCTAATGGATTATTAACATTAAATCTTCCTTTTTTTACAGCAATAGAATAATCACCACCAATTTTATCTACTCTACTACCCATAATAAAGTTTTCTTGTGAACCATCAATAGTTGTATAATCACTCGCTTCAATATGTGTATATTTTGATCCTAAAATAATATTATAATAATTGTTTACTATTTTATCAACCTTAATACCTACTGGATGAATCTCAGTAAAGGTTCCTGTTCGATGATACCAATGTAATCTTTCCTCATTGGGAGTATCATCCATTTCAATAATATGACCACTTTCAGTTTGGTGTACATGATTGTATGGATAGATGGCGGCCCACGGAATTTTAGGTTCAGACCAAGTTTTTCCATCTGCAGTAGGAATATCTGTTTGACCGAATTTTCGGTTTTGCATTTTTTCAAAAACAATTCCTGATTTTCTGGGATCACTATCATCAGTATTTCCACGAACTCCTCTTGCTAATCTATTTGTAGTTGGCTCTTTTAAATAATCTAAATTTCTAGTTGAAGACAAACTTGTGTTTGCTAACCCTGTATCTGGATATGTTGACCTAATTGGTTGTTCTACAATTTTAACAGTAAACGGAGTAGTTGCTTCATCATGAGATTCATAACCCTGCAAAGATCTCACTATTGATCCATTTGCAGAAGTAGTTTGTGAAACTTCTACATGTTGTACATCTTCAGAAGGATCAGGATTAGCATTATGAATAATAGATGCTGGTTCTCTAGGGACCATATCAGTAGCGGGATTATATCGTAAGGTTCTTGGTCCTATTTCATCACCAAACTCTGGGTGACCTATTTGATCACCAGTCTCTAATCTTGGATCAAGAAATCCCTGGCCTCCTGTTGCTGTTCCATCATTATTAACTCCTTTTGCATCTAATTCTGGAATACCACCAAGTGTTCCAAAAAATACTGGTTCTTGTCCAGCTTCCCCATCACGATAAAATCCAACAACCCACGTTCCCTCAACTGGACCTAATGGAGATGTACCTACTCCTGTTTGACTTGCAGAAGTGATTGGTGCAACAGGATATGCCCACGGCAGTCCCACAGTTGGTTGATCATTCTTGTTTTCTGAATGCCATCCCAAAACTCTAACCTTACATCTTCCAAGATAAAGAGGATCGTGGCGGTCTTCGACAACTCCTTGCCACCAAACAAATCCCCCTTTTCCCATAAAATATGCCATAATATTAACTTACTCCAGCTGTCTGTGGCTGATTAATATTTGTCGTATCATCAGCTTCCGGTATTGATCTATCTTGTCCAGGAGGAACTTTTAAAGAATCTTTTATTGCTTCAAATTCTATTTCATACTTTTCTTTAGTAAAACGATGGCGTAATTTAGTAATTAAATAATAACCACTTAAATACGTATGGTTTGATGATGATGTAATTCCATCTCTATCTTCAAGATATGTTGTAGGTAATTTAAATTCTATTAAATCTCCTATTGTCCTAGTAGATAATCCAGGAGCTCTAATATTTAATTTAATATTATTAGCTTGTTGACTCTGTACTAATCGTGATTGCATCCATTGTTCTACTCTATTTGGAATAATGTTTGGCCTTGCATCATCTTTATTTTCATTCTTTACTCCTTTTGATCCCAAAGCTTCCTTAAATCGAATATCATGTGCAAAATTAGAGGGATAAAAACTCATCACCGATTCAGGTGAACCTAATGCATCCTGTTTTTCAGTAGCTAATTTTCCTGTTCCTAGATGACCAAAAGAATCACCAAATTTTTTAGCATCAGCAGCTTGCTCTAGAAACTCTAATACTTCAGTAGCACCTGTAATCTCATCTTGCCTTGTTTGTCCTCCGGATGGTTCTATCATATTAAAGTCTAAGGTATCATATTTCATTCTAACCAAATCATGTGTAAGTAATCTATTTGCATACATTCCGGCTGTTAGGTTTTCAAGAACATCAAAATTAGAAGAAAATGAATATGCATCAACGGCCGTCATTTCTATAGCAATATTTTTAGCTTCATCTTTTTTTGCACCTAATCGTTTTGGTTGTATCACGTATACTTCTTTAACTGGTTCTTCTGGTTTGGTATATACTAGTTCAGCAGGTGAGCCCCTCATACCTGGTACTGTACTATATCCCATACCTCCACCAGCCATAAGAGTTTCCATTGAAATAAAAAAGAATCCTCTTATAGATTCATAAAAAACAAAACTTGATCCAATTGCTTGTTTACCAGCAGATACAGACCTTGAAGCTAAAAACTCAAAAGCCTTAAATGGTGTTTGATTTGGTATAATTAAATCTGTAAGATTTTTAGTAGGTTCAATAAAAATACGTTTAGCTCTATCCTGTCTACCTCGTTGAAAAAATTGTCTATAAAGAGATTTTACTACATCAGATATTTTTCGTGGTGCAAGTGAAACTGGATCGAGTGCAGATTTTTTAACTTTTTGTTTTAAATTTAAAATAGCTTCTTCAGAAACAAAAGATAATTTATAAGTTAACAATCCTTCATTAAGTTTCACAATGTTAAGAAGTTTAACTACTCTAAATTTTAAATTAATCATACCTTCATTTTGACTTCCCTCAAACGGGCCAGGAATTGTAATTGAATTTCTTTGTTTTGTAAGGCCTTTTGTTTTTACTTGAATGTGTATAGTTTCTTCACCAATAATAGGAACACTTTCCATTAATCCCACACCATCTTGTATCTGTATATTTCCAGTAAGATAACTTCCAAAAAGATCTTCATAAATATTGAACTCCGACCAAGCAGCTGATAGATCAACATATCCCTTTCTATTAGGTGAAGTGAGATGAAGTTTTTCCAATTGATACTCGCCGGGGAATGAGGGGAGCTTCGCAGCATCTGGGTTTGATAAAAACTCAGATTTAGATCCATGTGATGCTGACTGGGTTGCTTCACCTTTACCTGTTTTTCTCCTATCAGCTACTGTTGCTCCATTCGCCATTATATTAATTTCTCCGAATGTTCAGACATTATATCTGCTACATATCTTCTATCAATTAATTTAATATCTCGTTTACCTTCATTTCTATCTACTTCCCAATTATAGTTATATACAATATTTCGTACAGAAGTATCGAGAGCATCATATGTTGTTATATCAACTTCAATTCTTGCTTCAGGAATCGCTTCAGATGTCCCTGTCGCTTCGGTTCTAGTTCTAACAATTTCTTCATAATGATGTAAGCCGTTTTTTGCGGCCGAAAGAGAACCGTATTTATTTTTAATATAATTTCCAAATTCCCTAGAATTCAATGGCCAGTCGAAAAGAGGATCAAGTATATTGTTAATTAAAAAAATTAACCATGTATATTTTACATCACCATATATCTTAAATGCGGTCACATCAGGTCGTTCTGATTCTGGTATTGAATAAGGAAAATAATTAACAATATCATTATTAATACTGTCTTTTATTTTTGCCTTGACCATAATATTAATCGCAGTCTTAGTTTTTATGGGTTTTGTCCCAGTAATATCATAATTAATTTGTGGATAGTGTTGAAAAAATTCTGACATATGTTACGCTCCTTGATCTATTCTTTCTCGATACATTACCTCTAATTCCATGAACGAAAGTTTCATTGATATACTTACTGGCATTTGTGTACCATCAAAAAATAGAGGCACGCTTTCTGTAGTAAAATCTAAATCACAACCAGTCAATACTGATTTTCCTATATTGAACATGGGATTTGCACCACTGGATGGTAATTTTCTTCCATCCACATAATAATTAATTAGAAATTGATCAGGATATCCAAACAACATTGAAGGTGCGGTTTTTTCTTGGCCGCCTCCATGAGAGGGTAACATGGATTTTTTAAACGCATTCACAATTTTTACACAAACCGATGACTCAGCTTCATCTTGTGGTAACATTTGAAAAGTAAAATCATGTGTTCTCATATCAGTAGGACCTTTATATGCGGCAACAGTATAAGGATTAAGTACAGCACCTTGTGCTCGTTCCATTACAGTTTTTGTTCCTTCTATCAGAAGGTTAGTTCTTTCTCCTGCTTTAAGTAGGCCCACTTTTGCTCCTTCACTTGCTGATCCTGCAGCCTGGGCGAGCAACATATCTTTCAAACCTTTGAAAGAACCGTCACCGCCGGAATTTTGCATTGCTTTAACAGCTTTATCCGTCATAGCTCCTAGTCCACCTAACGCGACTGATTCATATTCTGATTTATATGATGTGTTTAGAGCATCACCAGGAATATATAATGCTATATCAAGAGTTTTCTGCTGAGTTTTAAAACTAAACGCTTCAAAGGATATCCAATTGTCAGTACCACCACCATCACTCCAGTTTCCAATATCAGAGGGGTATT